GTCATCAAAATCAACCCTGCCGACATCGGCATTTCCGGGCGCTTCGTCTCGGCACGCAATGCCATCGCAGAACTGGCGGAGCAGGCCAAGCAGGACATGACACCCGAAAAGATTCTCGCAATGGATACGACCATCAAGGCTGAACTGAACAAGGTGTTTGGCAGTGATGTGTCCTCGGTTTTCTTTGGCGGACTTTCGGCGCTGGCTCTTGCCGATGACGGTGCTTTTGTCTTTGAAAAGGTGCTGGAAGCTGTTGCCCCTCTGGTGGAGGAAGCGCACAAGGCCGGAATCGCTGCCGCCGAAGCGCGACTCAAAAAGCACACCGCCGTCTATGCCGACTTCAGCAAGGGGCTTGCCCCCGGTCAGCAGGCATGAGTGCATGGGAATTACCCACCACCGTCATGGTGGCCGGGAGCAGCTTTGCGATCCGCTCGGATTTTCGCGCCGTACTGGATGCACTGGCTGCGCTGACTGACCCCGACCTGACACAGCAGGAGCAGTACGTTGCCTGCCTGCAAATTCTATATCCCCGCTGGAAAGAGCTGCCCGACGCAAACGCTGCGCTTCGGGCGGCTTTTACTTTTATCAACGAGGGAAAAGAGGATGAGCAGCAAGGCTTCCGCCCCCGGCTGGTGGATTGGGAGCAGGATGCTGCTCTGATCGCACCCGCTGTGGACAAAGTGCTGGGGTATAGCTGCCGCCGATGCGGGTATTTGCACTGGTGGGAATTTCTCGGTGCATTTCATGGCATCGGCGATGGCCTGTTTGCGCAGGTGGTGAACATCAGAAACAAGCGAGCACGCGGTAAAATGCTGGACAAATCCGAGCAGGAATTTGCCCGCGAGAACGCTGCCGTTATTAAAATCCATGCGGCAGAAAGTGCCGAGGATAAGGCCGAAAAGGAAAGGCTGTTGGATCTTCTGGGGAGGTGAAGCTATGGCATCAGTCGTTATCAATACGCGCTTTAATAACCGAAAGGCCGAGGCAGACTTAAAAGAGTTGCAGGCCAAGGCCAAAGAAACCGCGCGAGAAATCAATGCGGTGGAAAAGGGCCTCGGCTCGGCTACGACCAAACGGAATAAGCTGCGGGACGATTTGGAAGCCGCCCGCCAGAAAGCTGCCGAAACGGTTGCCGCTCTCGACGAAGTAAACGCTCGACTGGATGCCGGACGCAAATCGAAGTTCGGCGTCACATCCAAGGGCGACGAAACGCTGAGCGACAAGCTGGCCGCAAAGTTGCAGCAGCAGGATACCGCTGTGCAGGCTGCCGCCGATGCCTACCACGCACAGGATGCCGCCGTGCAGGCACTGCAGCAACGGCACGCCGAACTGACTGCCCAGCTTGCACAGGAGAAGGATGAGGCGACCCGGCAGGCCGAGGCTGTTACCAACGCCGCGCAGGCTGCACAAGCGGCGCAGGTGGATGTATCCAATGTGCAGCGTGCAGCGAATGCGATGGACGCCTTCGTCTCAAAGCTGTTCAACGCGGCATCAGTGAGTAAGATTCTGAAAAGGTCACTGTCCGCGATAGGCTCTATCGGCGGCAAGGCTTTTGATTTTGTGAAAAGCAAGGCCCAGAGTGTGCAGGAACGGCTGGCACAGGCTGCGCAGAGCACGGAACACTTCCGCAAGCGGCTGGCAGGGCTGGTGTCCGGCGCGTTGGTGTTCAATGTGCTTTCCTCCGGGCTCCGGACGCTGACGAACTGGATGGGGACGGCGCTGCTGTCTTCGTCCGGCCTGCGGACGGCGCTCGGCAACTTGCAGGGCGCAGCGGCCACGGCAGCCGCGCCCATCATTCAGATACTTACCCCCGCGCTGACTGCGCTGGCAAATGCGGCGGCGATGGTGTTCAGTTACATTGCGCGGTTGGTGGCGTTCTTTACCGGGCGCACAATCTCCGCCAGCGCCGGAGCAGCCAAGGCTATGAACGGCGTCGGATCGGCGGCGGGCAGCGCAGCGAAGAAGGTCAAGAACGCTAATGGTGAACTGGCCGCCTTTGACGAACTGAACGTGCTGAACAAGCAGTCCGACGATAGCAGCGGCGGGGGCGGTGGTGGAGCAGACAGCATTACCCCGGACTTCGACTTTTCTGCGGAGAATCCATTCCTTGACAGCATTATGGATGCCATAGAGCAGGGCGACTGGTACAAGGTCGGGCAGCTGATCGGCGAGAAGCTGCGTGACAGTCTGAACGCCATCCCATGGCCGGATATACAGGATAAGGCTGTGCAGTGGGCAACAAACATTGCCGACTGCATCAATGGTTTTATCGAAGTACCGGGCCTGTGGACTGCCATCGGACACACCATTGCACAGGGACTGAACACGGCGCTGCTCTTTGCGGACACGCTGATGCAGCGCATCCACTGGGACAGTCTGGGCGCGGGTATTGCAGAGGGACTGACAACTGCCGTAGCTGAACTGCGCTGGGACACGCTGGGGCGTGTGCTGACGGATGGGATGCGTGCGGCCATTCTGACGCTGTACAACTTTGTGCTGCATTACAGCGGCTGGACGGATTTAGGCAATGGCATTGCAACGTGCATCAATTCTGCCATCACCAACATTCCGTGGCTGGAAGCTGGACTGGGTGTGGGCGGCTTTGCCATCGGCCTGCTGAACGCGCTGATTGCGGCGGTGCAGGGCACAAACTGGAATGACCTCGGGCACAACATCGTGACGATGATTGCCGCGATTGACTGGCCGGGGCTGTTCTCTGCGTTGAGCACGCTGGCATTGGATGTGTTGCAGGCCATCAACACAATCCTCGGCCAAGTTGACTGGGATGCTGTCGGCAGCAAAATCATGGAGTGCTTGCAGGCGGTAGACTGGGTCGGTATTCTGGCGCAGGTTGCCGAACTCATTTCCAACTGCTGGCCGCTTCTGATGGCGGCGCTGGCCGTGAGCCTGCTGCCTGTGATTGGCGCGTTTATTCTTGACACGGTGCTTCCTGCTATTTTGAGCGGCCTCGGCTCGCTGATCGTCACGGTCATCTCGGCCATCGGTGCATGGCCTGTTCTGCTGCTGGCGGTGCTGGCCTCTATCGCGGCGGTCATCATCAATTATCTTGTGACCCACTGGGACGAAATCAAACAGAACTTTTCACAGACACTTGCCGATCTGGCACAGGCGCTGAACACTGCCGGAGAGAATCTGCAGCACATCTGGGATACTCTGTGGCTGACGATAAAGCTGCTCGGCCTGCAAATCTGGGAGAGCATCACCACAGGCTGGAGCAATTTCTGGAAAGGAATTGACCTCGCCTTACGCATGGCAGGCGCGGCGCTGCAAGCAGCGTGGTCGGCCTGCTGGCTGATTATCAAGCTGGCGGCCATGCAGATTTGGGAGGACGTCACCACCGCATGGAGCAATTTCTGGAAGGGTCTTTCCCTGCTGCTGTCGATGGCAGGGGCGGCGCTGAACGCTGTCTGGACTGCCGCATGGTCGGCGCTGGCTGATACGGTATCCTCTATCTGGGACGGCATTACCTTTGTGGTGCGCGGCGCGGTCAACGGCATCATCCGCATTATAAACGGCATGATTTCGGCGATTGTTGGCGGCATGAACGCTGTCATCGGTCTGCTGAACGGCTTCAGCTTTGATGTGCCCGAATTTGCACAGGATGCACTGGGCACGGCTAAGATTGGCTTCAACATCGACCCCATCACCGCACCGCAAATTCCCTATCTGGCACAGGGCGCAGTCATTCCGGCAAACCACGAATTTCTTGCTGTGCTGGGCGACCAGACGAACGGCACGAACGTGGAAGCACCTCTTGAAACGATCCAGCAGGCGCTGGCCGAGGTGTTGGCCGAGTGGGGCGGGCAGGACATTACGATCCGCTTTGCCGCCAGCGGCGGTCTGGAGCAGCTTGTGCGCCTGCTGATGCCCTACATCGACAAAGAAAAAGCCCGCCGTGGTGCGCGGCTTGTGGTGGGAGGAAACTGATGATCGTAATTGACGGCGAACAATTCAAAATCGACGTGCTAAGCGTAAAGCGCAGTGCGGATTTTCTGGATAAATACGCGGAGCGCCTCGCCAACGGCCACCTCAGGCGCGAGTTGATTGGCGTATACTTCAACTACAAGCTGCAATTTGGGCCGGGGCTGGATCGCAAGGAATACGCCCGACTGTGGGACAAGTTGACGGAGCCTGTGGAGTTCCATGAGGTTACAGTGCCAGATGAAGACGGCGACTATACCTTTACAGCTTACTTTTCCAATGTCGGCGACGAATTGCTGCGGAAAAAGGCTGAAAAAAACTACTGGAAGAATCTGACCGCGAATTTTATTGCCCAGAAGCCTGCAAGGACATAAAGGAGGCGAACGACCATGAACACAAGCACCCGCGTGGAGTTCGGCCTGTACGATGTCACTGCGCGGAGCGACAGCGCCCCCGTCACGGAGGATGCAAAGGATTTTTGCAATTTAAGCAAGGATTTACTGTTGGAATCCGTGCCGAATCAGAACAAGTACGGCACGCTGGAAACGCGGCAATGGCTCATGGACGGCAGCTTCCTGTTTTTTCCCGAAACGCCTCGGCAGTATTTCTGGGGCTTTTGGAGCACGGAACAGTCGAACGGAAACGGTGCTTTTGCCAATCCGCCCGTGCTGAATATCCGCTTCGACAAGAATCACAGTAGCAGCGGTCTGACACTGCATTTCTACTCCCCGACAGATGACTGGGCGAGCAAGGTCAAAATTCAGTGGTACGATGCCAACGATGGCCTTTTGGCCGTAACCATGTTCACTCCGGACGCCGTGGACTACTACTGCGCCCACAAGGTGGAGAACTATCGCCGCATCCAACTGATGTTTTTGGAGACGAACAAGCCGGGGCGGTATTTGAAGCTGGCCGGGATTGACTATGGTGTGTATCTGCACTTCTCCGGAGAGGAGATCATCAAGGCTCATGTGTTGGAGGAATGTGACCCGCTGAGCGCAGAGGTCAGCATAAACACACTGAACCTAACGCTCTTCAATCAAGAGGGCCGCTTCTCCATCTTAAACCCGGAGGGCTATTTTGATGTGCTGCAGCACCGCCAGAAGCTGACTGTGTGGGAGGATGTGCGCCGAAGCGCCCACGATACGAGCACGACAAGCTACTGCATGGGCACGTTCTATCTGGACGACTGGTCGAACGAGGATGACACACTGGCCGATTTTACGGCAATCGACACCATCGGCCTGCTTGATGGCTCTCCATTTGACGGCGGAGTATATGACACCCATGTGGCGTCGCTGGCAGCGGAAATCCTAAGCGGCTATCCTTACACACTGGACAGCGTTCTGGGCGAAGAACGGATACAGGGTTACATCCCTGCCGGAACACGGCGCGAAGCGCTGCAGCAGCTTGCCTTTGCCATTGGCGCGGTGGTGGACTGCAGCCGAGGCGAAATCATCCGAATCGTGCCCGCTCCGCAGCGTGCCAGTGGTCTGATTGGAACAGATCGCCGCCTGCAGGACGGCAGCAAAGTCACGCTCCTTGCGCTTGTAACTGCGGTGTCGGTGACAGCGCACCGTTATATCCCCGGTGAGGCGTCGGAGGAACTGTACAAAGACACCCTTGAACCGGGCACTTACCGTGTGACATTTGATGCTCCGGCAGTGGCCGACAGTCTGGCCGTCAGGGGCGCAGAGCTGAGCGAACGAGGCGTGAACCACTGCACGCTGACCGTGAGCAAGGCTGCCGAAGTCTGCGTGACCGGGCGCAAGTACAGTGACAGCGCTACCGTCCTGCGGCGAGAAGCCTCAAATCTGCCGTCAAACGCGCAGGGCAATGAAGTGTCCGTGCCGGACGCGACCCTTGTAAGCCCGGACAGGGCTGCCGCAGTGGCCGCTCGCGTGCTGGACTACTACGCCCAGCGCTATGAGCAGACCTTCCGCATGGCCGCCGGGGATGAGAAGCTGGCTGACCGTCTGATCGTGGAGAGTTTCGGCGGTGAAATGGTGCGCGGTGTTGTTACGAAGTTGGAATTTGATTTGACTGGCGGCTTTCTGGCCGACGCGAAGATTGTGGGCCGTAAGCTGTCCAACAATGCCGCAGCCTATGCGGGCGAAGAAATCCACGCAGGCGAAAGGAGTTTCATCTAATGTGGCAGACGCCTGTTTATGACCGAACTGCCGCCGATGTGGCAGCAGGAGCGGAAAAGTGTTATATCACGGCAGAACTGCTAAATCGCATCGAGGGCAACACCGCCCACATGGCGCAGCTTCTGGGCGTAGAGATCGACACCCGCACATGGACGTCGCTGGGGCTGCTGACCCGCGCTCAGATGCAGCGTATTTTGGACAACCTCGCCACTGTGCGGGCTGCATACTACACGCTGCCCGGTACACCGAACATTCCCACAGCGCCGAGCACGCTGTACAGCGCCATCAATGACATGGAGCAGGTGTTGTGGAGTCTGCACGAACTGTGGCAGCGCAACAGCGTAAAGCAGTACGCCGGAGAAATTTGCGCCGGACAAGAGATTGGAGTGATTTAATGTTTGAGAAGAAAGTGTGGAATGACCGCCAGAGCGAGCATCCTGCCCGCCGTAGGTTGACTCCTACGGAAAACGACAATGAGTATGAAGTCTCCCGCGCAGAAGGTCTTGTCATGGAAGAGGGTGACGCCTTTGATGCCACCACGATGAACGATCTGGAAAACCGTGTGGCGAAAGCCTTTGCAGAATATGATCCTGCGGAACTCGGTGCTGTCAATGTGACAGTGCAGCTGTATACCTGTAAAAAAGAAGGCAAAGTGTATCAGCTGACTGGATCGGGCGCTGTTGGACGCTGCAAAATTCCCGCAGCATGGGCCAGCGGCGACACATGGACGGTTAACGGCACGACAGTGCCCGCCTATTGCGGTGCGGATGCCGTGGATGGTGACACTATTGTGGCCGGACGCTGGGCAATCTTTACCTTTGATGGGCAACAGTTAAATTTTAATGGCGGCGGTGGATTATCCTCCGGCAAGTTGGCACGGGCCACCGCCAAAGCCTCGCAGGTGCTGGATGGAGTGCCGTTCTATGCCGGAAGCAAAACGCTGCAAAAAGGTACAATGCGCAATAACGGAAGCTGGCCGGACGCCGACAAACTGACGTTGGAAAACGGAAAGCTTTATATGTATAAAGCAAACGGCTATACGGAGGGCGGTTTGGAAGCGGTTGCATCGTTGCTGGGAGATGCTTCGGCTTCTGACATTATGCAAGGAACTGCGGCATCATCGTCCAAAGGCCTCCATGTGGCCGGGAGTATTGTGGACAGAGGAAACTGGAGCGCACAAATCGTACCTGGCGGTAAAGTTACAATTCCGCCTGGGCGTCATGCGGGCGATGGCAGCGTAAGCGCCGCAGCGCTAAAAACTATGGCGCTGCGTGTATCTGATTGGCCGCATGAGTATCCCGGTATGGAATGGCATTACACGCTTACAGGCGGAACATTGGTTGGTGTTGCTGGCCTTGGCCGTGCCTCTGGTGATGCCTCCTCAAATGTTATTGAAAGTATCCGCATTGCAGGAAACACTATATATGTAAAAAATGCTTCTGGTGGATACCCTATGCGGGATATTACATTGCTGTATTACTGAGGGAACTAAAGGTATGGCAGAAACTATTATTATCAACGCCGCAACCCGCGAAATTAAAGTGCCGGACTCGGAGATCAACTTCGGCGTCGCTGGCGAGCGAAAAATCGAAAGGAAACACTTCCGAATTGAGGGCCGCACCTATAAGGGCGTAGACCTCGCGGATGGGTTTGCGTGGAAGGTTTCTTGTGAAAATGCGGCAAAGAAGCCCTGCGCCGATTTGATTGACAGCATTGTCGCGGATGCAACAGGAATTGAGTTTGACTGGGTGGTCGGCGCGGCCCCGATGGCCTTTAAAGGCGAACTCAAGTTTTCCGTTTGCGCCAAACGCACGAACAGTTTGGCCGAAATATTGAACGAGTGGCACAGCCGCATCGGTACGGGCATTGTCAATGCCGGACTGGAAGCTACCGTTGAGGACATCGGCGGTTATGATTTGGCCGCACAGTTGCAGCAGGAGGCGTCACAGGCAAAAGCCAACGCCGAAGCTGCGAAAGATGCGCAGGAGGCTGCCGAGAGTGCTCGTGATGCTGCGAGCGGCAGCGCATCGGCAGCTGCCGGCTTGGCAAGCGCCGCGGCCTCCAGCGCCTCTGCTGCCGCGAGCGCTGCAAAAACCGCTGGCGACGCTGCCGCCAAAGTTGTAAATGAGGGCGTCGCCGAGAAGCTGACGGAGATGCAAAACATCCAGAAGGACGTCTCGACCAAAGCCCAGACAGCCGAAACGGCGGCAAAAAATGCGGGCACCGCCAAAACTGCGGCGCAAAACGCGCAGAATGCTGCCGAGAAGAGCGCGGGCAACGCAGCCAACAGCGAATCGGCGGCCAAGACCTCTGCGGAGCAGGCTGCCGCCGCCCGCGATACGGCGCAGGAACTGGCTGGCCGCGTGACAGTGGACGACACGCTGAGCGATGCCAGCGCCAGCCCTGTCCAGAATAAGGTGATCTTCGCGGCACTTGCCAAAAAGCAGGATGTGCAGCGCGTCACTTTCGTAATCAACGACACTGACGGCGGCTTGGATGCCGTCGTGGCCGACTAATTTAAACACCGTTTAAAGGAGTTTTTATCATGGCAGAAACTGTTAATCTTCCCCGCGACAGCACGCTGCGGGAACTCGTGGCCGTGCAGAAAGCCAGCATCATTGCCAGCGGAAACACGGCGGCCATTGACCGCCTTTATGGCAGCCTTGTTCGCGCGGCCAAAAGCGTTGAGGAAGTCAACACACTCTTCGTGGACTGGTGGAACATCTGCTGGAAGGAGGGCGTGACGACGCGCAATGAACTGTGCGAGCGCTGGTTCGGCACGGTGCTGGACGACAACCGCGTGCATGGCACGAAAGAACCTCTGTTTGCTACCAGTCAGAGCGCCATCGGCGAGGCAACCGATGACAGCGTCGGACTTGTCTGCACGCCCAGCACCGAGGCTGCGGCCAACCGTGACGACTTCGCCAAACTGCCGCAGTTCTGGGCACTGGAAGTCGCCGCCGAGAAAAATGCGGACGGCACGCACACGATCTATGCTGTCGAGTTCATCGATAGCTATGACGATGTGCGCCGGAGCAAGCACCTGTGCTGGGTGCTGCAGAAGAACACCTACACGAAAGAATGGGATGAGGGCGGTTACCGCTATTTCAAAATGCGCTGCCATCCCAGTACCGGGTATGAAACATGGCCGCAGGGCACGGATAAAAACGGCACTGTCTACGGCTACATTGCAAACCCGAAGTATGCTGCCGGATTTGACAGCGACGGCCTCATCGGCTGCGGCAGTGGCCGCCCGCCCATCAACTATTCCAGCCACAGCGACAATGTGGGTCTGTGGCGCAAGCGCGGCGCACAGTATGCGGGCGCATCCGGCAGACTGCTCAAATGGCAACTTGCCATGATCCGGCTGAAATACGCCCGCAAGGGCAACAGCGGTACGATTGAGGGCTGCACCGGGTACAATTATCAGTATACTGCGGCTGCCGGAGAATCCGGCGTGAAGCGTGTCCTGCTGACGGCAGCGCAGGCGGCCAACCTGTTTGTCGGGTCGAGCGTCATTATCGGCGATAAGGGTACAGGCACGAGCGCGGATCGCGGCGTTGCCAGCATGTACAAGCTGGCGAAAAACAAACGCATTGCCAGTATCACGGATGTCACCATCGGCGGCACAGCCTACAAGGCGGTCAACATCGAGACGGACACCGCCTTTGACACCGAAGCAGGCGTCACCTACATCTCCACGATGCCCTATTGGAGCGGCTGGAACGATACTGTGCAGGGCTATGATGGCAGCCGATACAGCCCGACAAGTGGCAAGGAACCGGGCCTTATCCAGCGCACGGAGTTCCAAAATGGCTCGTATCTGATCCTCGCGGATGAGTTCATGCAGTGGGGCAAAGATGCTGACGGAAATTATACCCTTGACCTGTATACCTGCCACGACCAGAGCAAGGTCACGACAGGCTCTATCACGGCAGACTACACGAAGCAGGAGGACTTGACGCTGACTTTTGCCGCCAGTGAAAAAGACGGCTGGCGGTATATCGAGGATACCGCTGTAAGCAAGGATAAAGGCGTTCTGTGGCCTGCTAAAGTATCTACTACGGCAGGCAGTGGAACAGGTGTTAAGGCAGGCTTTTATGTGGGGCTTGCAACCTCCGGCGTGCGGGCCTCGTGGCGTTGCTGCGCCCTTTATTACTATGGCGATGCCTCGCTCGCGGCGGCTAATTCTGGCTCTACTACGGGCGTTAGGTATTGGGATGGCTCGGTTGGCGTGGCTGATTTGGCTGGGTGACGCAGGGTGAATTGCCTCGGCTCGACGAGGCAAGAGGGGCGCAGCCCCTTTATTAACCCGGCGTAGCCGGGTCGCACGATTTTTATTTTTTTGTATTTCCTCTTTTGATTTTCTGGTTTTCTTGTTATAATGCTTTTGGGTTATGCGGTGTTTCCGTTAGCTTTTTCGTTCTGAGTTCCTCGCGCCCCTTTGTAGTGGGTGGCGCGGCGTGCGGGCCTCGTGGCGTTGCTGCAACCTTAATAACAATGGCAATGCCTCGCTCGCGGCGGCTAATTCTAACAATACAACGGGCAATAGGAATTGGAATGGCTCGGCTGGCGTGGCTGATTTGTCGATTACACCATACATTATATACTGCACCGTATAATCCGCCCATATCGGGAAAATTGTGTTTGAAACCAGCGGGGGCTAGTAGCGAGAGCGGACGCCGCCGACGACACAAATCAAAGGAGGATTTACTGGTGAAAACGTACTGCAAGCCAGCGGAGATCAACATCGAGAGCCTTGATTTTATCAAGGAGCAGGTGCATCTGTGCTTTACTGGCAAGCGGTCAAAGAGAAGATTTCAAAATTTATTAGTGTCTACCGGGAAAATCACGCGGGCTGAACTGCGTGAAGAAATCCGAAATTGTACTTGCAACAAAAGCCTAACGGCCATTGACGCCGTGGCCGAGCAGGCTCATGCCGACATTCTGGCGCGCAGCGTTTCGTTTGAGCCTGTGCGTCAGTTCCAACTGCGGGAAAACGGGAAGCTGCGCAACATCTGCGAGGAAAGTCCGTGGCAGCAGATTTTTGAATATATTGCAAAGGGAGCGCTCGACCCGCTCTTCCGCGCAAAGCTGCTGCCGATCCAGTATGGAAGTCTGCCCGGAAAAGGACAGATTGCCGGGAAGCGGCAGAACGAACGCATCCTTCGCCGGATGCTCCATAACAAGACCGATGCCGCAAAATGCGATGTTAAAAAGGCTTATCCTTCCACGACAGTCGAATGCGTTATGAATCTTCTGCGCCGCGACATCGGAAAGAATAAGCCCTTGCTGTGGCTTGTGGAGGCCGTCATGGCAAACTACCCGGACGGCGTTCTGCTAATTGGCGGGTATCTGCCTTGCTGGCTGTTCAATTATGTTATGAGTTATGTGCTGCGGTACATCCTCTCCCATCGCAAGGTGCGGCGCGGAAAGTCGTTCAAGATGATCCTTGCCATCTGCTGCTATGCCGACGACATCACTGTGTATGGGCGCATATCCAACCTTACAAAAGTGATGAAGGACACCACCAGATGGGCAAAGGAGACGCTGGGGCTGACAATCAAGAGTGCGTGGGATATTATCCACTTTGCGTCCTTTGATGCCGAGCGCCAACAGAACAAGCGCCGCAAGGCTGGCAGCCATCAGCGCACGCCGGGTCTTGATATGATGGGCTATGTGGTACGCCGCACTTATACCATCATCCGAGGCCGCAACTTTGTCAAACTGCGGCGGGCAATCCTGCGTGCCCAGCGCGATCTGGACGCTTTGGGGTATGTGCCGTGGTGGAGAGCGCAGCGCATTATGAGCCAGTGGGGCGAAATCAAGCACAGCGACAGCCGGGGCTTTTGCCAGAAGTACAACGTCTATAAAATTATCCGCGCCGCGAAACGTTCTGTATCGTGGCATAGTAAACAGTTACTGTTAAAGGAGCAAACGCATGGAGCAGTATGTTAAAAAGCCCGCTGCCGTGCAGGTGTTCGCGCTGAATGGCGCGACGGACATTATCCTGCGCAAGGATATTGCGTCCGGGAAAATCACCGACGAAGAGGGCAACAAGCAGACGGTCTGGAACTGCGAGGAGCGCCAGATTCGCGTTGCGTCCGCAGTCACCGAGGAAGAAGTCACGGCGGACTTCGATTCGTGGTGGGACTATCAGCCGCCGCGCGAGGCTGAGCCTGTGACTGCCTCTGACCGTCTGGATGCCCTTGAGGCAGCCGTTTATGATTTGGCGGAGGTGGTATACAATGGCTAAATTTTACGCGACACAAATCCGCATGGGCCGCACGACGCTGGAACAAGTTCCTGCCGTCTGGCGGAAAAAAACGGCGGCTTTGCTGTAAATCATGTATCCGCGAGCACCCTGCAAGGGGTGCTCTTTTCTTTGCACAAAAATGAGGTACACCCTATGGGAAAAAGTATTTTTGATGGCCGCGTGCAGATCAAGTACAGCTATGGCTGTTACGGCATGACGCGCGGCGGTGGCAAGACGTGGCACGGCGGCATGGACATCGTGGGCGTCGACAGCGACGTTATCCTCATGCCGTACTATGAGATGCCCGACGGCACGCAGAAGCCTATCAAAGGCCGTGTGACGCGGGCGCGTATCGTGACCGACCATTCCGACAGAACGTGGGAGTGGGGGTATTATGTTTGTGTCCAGCTTGATGCCGACCAGACCCCCGATGCTGTCAATTTCATGTACTTCTGCCATTGCTCCCGCTTGCTTGTCGATGTTGGTGATCGCGTCATCAGTGGCCAGCAGCTTGCCATCATGGGCGAGACAGGTAATGCCAAGGGTACGCACCCGCACTGCCATTTTGAGGTGCGGGCCACGGCCAGCAGCAAGGGCCTTGACCCTTCGGCCTATGCAGCCATCCCCAACAACGCAGGCATCTATGGCACTGCTCCGGCAACGGAAAAGCCTGTCGAAGTTCCTGTCAGCAGCAATGAGAAAGCTGCAGTGTCTGCTTTGCAAAACATCACTGTTGGCCCTGTCAGTAGCGGTGACGCTGCCGCAGTCGTTGCGGTCTGCAAGGAACACGGCACGGTGGCAGACAGCTACACAAACGCCGAAAATCACTTGCAGATCATCTGCATCCGCAGCGTGGTGCAGGCTGTTGCAGACGCTGTGCTGGCGGTTTGCAAGGAACGCAAGCTGACTGACGCAAAACTCTACACGAGTCACTGGGCATAAAGGAGGTCTTTTATGAAGCAACTTTTGGAAGCCCTCACGGCGCTGTTGAAGGTGAAAACCATCGTCACGCTGGTTATTATCGCAGTGCTGGCCGCGCTGTCCCTCAACGGAAGTGTCGAGCCGGACAAGTTCCTCACAATCGCAACAATGGTTGTTGCGTTCTATTTTGGAACGCAGAATGAAAAAAAGTCGTAGTTCCCCATGAAATCACCTTTTCGCCCCAGAAAGGATGATTTGCATGAATAGTTTTATCGGATGGATCGGCGGCAAGCGTGCCCTGCGCAATGAAATTCTGCAGCGTATGCCTGCGGACATTGGACGTTATATTGAGGTGTTCGGCGGCGCAGGCTGGGTACTGTTTGGCCGTGAGCCGAGCAGCAAAGTCATGGAAGTGTTCAATGACTATGACGCGGAACTTGTCAACATCTACCGCTGCATCAAGTACCACCCGGACGCCCTGCAGCATGAACTTGATATGCTCCCAGATGCGCGGGAAGTGTTCTTTGACTGTCTGGCACAGGAGCAGGTGCGCGGGTTGACTGACATACAGCGAGCGGCACGCAGCCTATACCTTATTAAGGCCAGCTTTGGAACAGACCGCCACACATTTGCAACTGCTCCGAAAGGCGTCTGCAACATTTCTGCATCGTTTCCTGCGGTGCAGGAGAGGCTACGCCGGGTCATAATCGAAAACCTTGACTTTGAGCATTTGATTAAGACTTATGACCGGGAAAACGCCTTATTCTACTGCGATCCTCCGTATGTTGAAACCGAAAAATACTACCGCGCACGGTTTCAAGAAAGCGACCATAAGCGGCTGGCCGATGCGCTGCACAACATCAAGGGCCGCTTCCTGCTGTCCTACAATGATTGCCCACAGGTGCGGGAGTTGTATGCCGACTGCATTATTGAGCCTGTTTCGCGACGTAATACGCTGTCTGCGCAAAGTGTGGACGGCTACAAAGAAGTCCTTGTTCGCAACTATGAATTATAA